GGTGGGGTGTGCATTGGCGTTTTGAATTTTCCCATGTGGGATATTTTTTTATTCGGTTTGTTTGTTTTTTTTTGTTGTGTTTCATGTTTGGTGTCCTTTCGTTGTGTTCTAGGTATATTGTATGTTTTCTGTTTCCGTTTGTCAATTTTTTTACGTCGGCGTGTCGTTTCTGTTTTGTGTTTCGGCGTGTTGTTTTTTTTGTTGTGTTATGATGGGATTGTTTTCAAGGAAAGGAAAAAATCATGGACTACATTAAGTACAATCAACGTACCGCAGAAAACTACATCATCGACTATCTGAAATATTCCTGCGATTGTGACCCTGAGGACTGGGATGTTGCGAATGCCGCGTATGAACTGTTGGGTTGGATGGCTGATAACGAGTGCATCACGTTTGCCGCGGTTCCGGCTGATGTGTTTGTGGATATTGTCGCTGAGAATGCGGAATGAAATAAGCCCCAACCGATTGGTCGGGGCTTTAGTGTATGTGAACGCATAACGAGAAAATCGTTTATGTTTACAAACATAATAATATAGGCCACTTGGCGTGTTTGTCAAGTGGCCTATTGTCGTGACAGCGCAACTAGGCGGTTTGCCTAGCACTGATTATTATACACGCTTGAGATACCATGTTTTTTTAGTGACTGGGCATAGGGCAATATAGCGTGTTGCTCCACTGTAGGCTTTGTAGTGCGCCCAGATGTAGCCGTCTGCGATAGTGCCGCCTGCCTGTAAGGTGACGGTTTGGCCTTTGGAATATTGTGCGAGTGCCTTGCCACTGAGCGATGGCTTGTTCCTCACTTTGAGCGAGTCCACTGTGACCATGTATTTTCCTGCGATGATTGTCGGCGTAGTTGTGGTTGGCGTGGTTGTGGTGGTGGCAGGTTTGACGATTGTCGTGGTGGCGCCTGCGTATTTGTTCCATGCGTTGAGGTCGCCGTAGAATTTGTCTAGATCGAGCGCCCCGTCATATCCGTTGAGATGTCCGTTACTGGAATATTGGCGAATGGCGCAAGTGTATGAGCCTTCGTTCCATGGCGTGGTTTGGTATCCGGTCGTATTGTTGTTGGCGTATTGTGCTATCCAGAGTCCACAATTCTGCCGATCTGCCACGGTTTTTACCTGCTGGTATCGGGAGGTTTGGACGTAGATGATTGGATTGATGCCGGTACGGGTTTTGATTCGGGTCACTATCGATTCGAGATAGGACTCGTTGCCCCATTCGTTGTTTTGATTGCTTTCCCAATCCAGACAGAGGATGCCGTGGCCTACGTAGTTTTTGCAATTGTCGATGAAATAATCGGCTTCGGCGGTGGCCCCGATTCCTGAAATGTAATGGTAGATGCCGAACGGTTTGTTGAGCTTCAATGCCTGTTGTACATGTTTGTCGCATGATGGATTGACGTATGATGTGCCTTGCGTCGCCTTGACGATTACAAAATCGCAGGGGACTTTGGCGAGGTCTAATGTTGCTTGATAATTGGAAATGTCGATGCCGTTCATGCTCATTTGTTGTCCTCCTCCGTCTTGTTGTTGGTGTTGTCTTTCGTGGTGTTGAAAATCTTCATGAAGCCTTTGTTAGCGATTTCGGGGTTGATTTCGCAGAGGTTTTCCACGATGGACGTTAGTTCGATCAGGCTGATGCCTGCCGAAGTGACCGCGAGCACGTTGAGCGGGAGGCCGAGCTGTGTGTGGATGTTGAAGATGTCGATTGCCTGACTGAGGATAATAATGAGGATGTAGGCGAGCTTGTGCATGAGTCCTTCGCGCATTTTCGCACTGGAGATGTTGTGCTGGACTCCGGCTTTGAGGATGCCGGTGAGGTAGTCCATGGTGATGAAGAATAGGACTGCTCCGAGAGTCCATAATATGGTATTGTTGGTTGTCATTGTTTGTCCTTTCCTATTGGCCTAGCAGATTTCCGATGATGAGGTTGAAGTCTGCTTTTACTTGTGTGCTGTCGAATCTGAGTTTGCCGACTCGATAGGCGGTGGTGAGTCGGCGGATTACGTCGTCGGTTTTTTTGACGTACCATGTTTTTTCGTCAACGTGGGTGGGGTCGAGCGTGTATGCTGGCCTGTCGTGTTTGCTTGGTATTCGGCGGCTTACGTATTGTGCCACATTGCCTTTTCCGTCGAGCGTTATCCAGATTCCGAATCGTGCGTAGTCGGCGGTGTCGAGCACGTATGAGAGTGACGCGTTTTCTGGGATTGGACAGATCAGCGTGTCGGAGTCATCGCGGAACTGATTGCGGATCGCGTAATCCGCGTAATCCGTGTCATAGTGTTCGAGGAACGCGCCGAATTTTGAATGTGCTACTTTTGCGCTGAAGCCGCCATAGTCGGCGAGTTCCAAGCAGATGAATCCGTCGCAATAAAGCCGGTATTGTTGCTGTTTGGTTTGTTGTTGTCCGATGTCGAGCCGATATTTTGCAAAATACGGGTTTGCTTTCTGCACCGCGTTGCTGAGGAATAATACACGAGTGCGATCCTGCCACCGATCTACGGTGTTGTAAAATTCGCTGAATGAGTTGACTTCGTTTTGAAGGTATCGTTGATTGTCTGGGAAGATTTCATCGAAAATGATGAGATGTACTTTTGGATATGCGACGGATTTTAGGCCGCCTGCCTGACTGAGTGCGATGAAGTGACAGCAGGTTCTCCAGTCTTTTTCAGCCCATTCGGTTTTGTGGATTTCGCCTTTGCTTCCGTTGATGCGGAATTCGACGTGCGGGAAGTATTCTTGGATGTCTTTGAAGAAGGTTTCCTTGCGGTGTTGTTCGACGTCGGTGCGCCTCAGATAGATGAATTCATGCCCGTTTTTCAAATATTCTTTGATGCCGTATCGTTTCGCGGCGAAGGTTTTGCCGAGGCCGCGCGCTCCGATGATGAAATTCCATGTGGCGTTTCGGGTGAGGATGGAATGGAGGTTGTAATAGTCGTTTTCGTCGAGGACTTTTACCATTTCCGCTCCTTTCCTGATATGGGGAAGGGGCGCGAGATGAACCCATTCGAATCTCGCGCCCCCCTGTCCTGCCTATCGAAGGGCACGTCATGCAAGGTTGCAAACCATGACGTGCGTTATCAAGTATACCATGTGTTAGAAGCTTGGTGGATTTGATTTTCCATCCCAATTCGCCAAAAGACTGTAAGCGGTGTTGTAGCGTGTCGTGTAGGGGCCGAAGGGTGACGTGGCGAGGATATTCGCTTTCAACCCAGCCAAGTCTGATGCTTTCGGCACTTTCAACGCGCCTGCCGGTGATTGGTGGTATGCCGTCACCCACAATATTTGCATTTTTTGGTCTGTGTAGGTTTGCGGATAACCGGCATAATCTTCGGCGAACTGTTCCCGCTGTCCTTCATGCGCGGCGCTTCGCGACGCCCACGTTTTGAACGCCGAAGCTTCAGCCGAGGTGAGTGCGCGAGTGAACGTGCCGCCCGATTCCATCAAGGACGCTATTTCCGGCGCGGCTGTTTTGAATGCCGCGTATCCTTCCGAATCTTTGGCTTTCATCTTGTTTAGCACCTGCAATCGTCGGCCGAAACTCCATTGCGCGATACCGATTCCTTGCAACGTGGATTCCACGGCATCCCACCTACAGCTTGATTCGACGGTACCGACAACGTAGAGTGCGAAGGAATTGTTCGAGCTGGTACTGCTGTTCGGGTGGCCTTGACCGTTGCTGGAATCGGGTTGCGTGGTACTGGTTTTCTCCAACCAATTTTGCGCGGTGGTCTTCCAAAACGTCCGTATCGTGGTGCCGCTGTTGGTCGTATCATGCAGTATGAGATGGTCGCCTGACTGTTGGATCCATGCGGCGTCAGCATTGCCGGTCGTGAAGCCGGGATTGTTGTTACCAGTGTTATTGTTGTCGCCGCCACCTGACACGGTACCACCTTCGGCGAGGTTTTTTGGATGCAGATACCCCAAGAATTCGTAGAGCTCGAACGTCATGATCTTGGCGGGATTCGGGTTTTGCGATAGTACGGTGATTTTGTTGTTATCCACGCCTGCTTTGGTGACGATGCTGACGTGTGAGCCGCTGTGCTGGCTACTGAAGTTCCAAAAGGCGACGTCTCCGGCGACTGGGGAATATGAGGCGTCTTTTTTTTCGAAAATCGTGCTCATTTTCGCGTTGGTGGGGAAATGCGTGTAGTTTCCTGCCGCATATCCGGTTGGCGTGATGCATTCCTGCACGCTACAACCGTACATGTCCATACAGTATTTTGCCCAAAGATCCCAGCATTGTGCGCCATATGCGCCGTCCATGTCCCAATATTTGCCTTGGGTTTGGGACACCCAGTCTGAAAAACTTAATGCCATGTGACTTATTCTAGCCACATGGCATTAAAACATCGGCTTGATGTCAGATGATTTTAATTGTACCGAAATACAAATGATTGGCGGTGGTCTCCGTCACGCTGTCCGACAATGCGATACCATCGCTGTTGCCGCACGCGAGAATCGACAATGCGCAACCGCCATTACGGAACTGCACTTTGCTGTTCGGCCCAAGAGAGGAAGTGACCATGTATGTAAAGTTAGAACATCTGTCCGAACACTCGATTTGCGTGCCCGAATTCGTAATTTTCACGACGCCTTCGGCTGGAACTCGTAAGCCTCCGGTTCCGGTCGGCATCAATTTGTTTATGGTCAGGTTGCCTCCGACTTGGAGCAGTCCGCTGAACCGTAGTGGCCCGTGAGCGCTGTCATCGAGTGTCGTTGACACTTTGACGCACATGGGAGGATTGACAAAAGTGGGAATTTCGAAAAGTGACACGCATTGGTTTACCGTGGTGAAATTCGGTTTCAGGGAATCGTCGACGAGTTCGACGGTCTGCGCGGTTTTGGCGGTATGTCCACCGATGGTGCGTGGGACTGCCTGACTTGCGCTTGCAAGCCACCCTCCCCAATTCATCATTGACGTTGCATCATCATTGGCGATGCTTCGCGCACAATACCACAGATTGCCATCCGATGTGAATTCCCCCGCCTCGTATTCGCCTATACGACGGCTCACTTCGGTGTCCGTCCCAAGCAAAGTATGCCAGTAAACAGCCTGCGTGGTTACGTCGAAGCTCCACGCGAAAAGCCTTGTGGTGGTGCCGAAGATGACGTTGTTGTATGCGGCAATACCCTGCCGTTCGAAATCCGCGCCGGTAGGCGAATCACCGATTTTGGTCGCCGTGTACGAACTGCCGTCCTGCTTGATCTCGTAGATGTCGCTTTTGTTACGACAGACTGCGAACACTCTTTTTGTGATCGGGTCGCGCGTGATCCCAGCGATGGCCGACAGCGGCACATTGACGGTGGTTATAGTGCCTCCGTTGGGATCGTATGCGCGGATACCTTGAAGGTCGGTCGCACCATCATCGGCCACCATGCCTGCGATCCAAAGCGGATTATTCGGCGTCCAATCCCCCATCCACGCCATATCATTGATGTGGCCGAGATTCGTGGTTTGCTTTGTCGTGATCGTATTGTTTGCGATGTTGACGGTAATCAGTAACTGGTTAAGGTTGCCGGAATTGAGGTCATCACATCCATAATACGCGAAATCACCGTTACGTACCGTGCTTTGGACACCGAAACCATGGGTGATGAAATGATTTTGGAGGATCAGCGACAATGTTTTATTGGTGACGTTAAGATGTGCGTCAACTCGTGTCGCGATTTTTGAGGCGGCGGCAATCTGTTTTTTTACAGTGGTCGCATTGTCCACGCTGTCTGCGCCCAATGCGTTGAGGAGACCTTTGTTGGTTGTCGCGTCGGTGGCGGCTTGATCCCACTTGGTTTTCGCCGTGGTCGCATGATCGGTGGTATCGGCACCCAATGCGGCGAGGAGACCGTTGTTGGTGGTCGCGTCGGTGATTGCGGTTGTCGCATCCGTGGCGGCTTGATCCCACTTGGTTTTCGCCGTGGTCGCATTATCCACACTGTCCGCGCCCAACGCCTTGAGCACTTCCGCGTCGTGCGTATCGGTCGCTTCCAATGTTTCGATACGGTTCAAATGTTTTTCGAGCGTGTCATCAATGGTACGCATGGACCCGTTGTAACCGTCGCGCAGGTCGGCCGGATCATTATCCCCGTAGAGGTTAAGACTGAAATTGTCGGTTTTGGTGTAATTGGTGGCCATTGTCCTATTCCTTACTTGTTTTCCCGCAAACTGATTTCGAACGCATGCAATTGTCGGTCGATCTGTCGCATGGCGCGATTATACCCGTCACGCAAGTCCATTGGCGTCGAATCAGTATAAAGGGGGAGCTGAAAATATTGGGTTTCCTGATATTCGCCGAATTCGGTCGTATTGTCAGCCATGAGTCCGCCTTACTCGCCGGTGCCGCTGGAAGCGGGTTTGACGAATGGGAGTCCTTCGGCGGTGACGCCCATTCCCGCGAGATTGGCTACGGAGAGATCGCCGTTAGTGCTGGCGGCGGTGCGGTTGAGGAAATGACCGAGCGAGGTGCCTAACGCTTCGGCGTTTGAAGAGGACAATCCAAGCGCGGTCACGAACGCCTTCAACCCGTCCGGCAATGTTTCGGCGGTTGGAATGGCGTCGACTTTGTTGCTGATCGTTTTCAGCGCGGTGTCGAGCAGATCCATACTGTTGTTGTACTGCGATTGGAGATTTGGCGAATCCGTCGCGTCGTACTTTTCGAGATTATAGGTGGGGGTCTTCTGGGTCATTGCATTATCCTTCCTATGGTTTTATGCGTGCACGTAGGTTTCGTTATCCACCGTGCCGTGCGCCAAGTCCTTGACGGAGTATGCGCGTCTTGTGGTCGGCGTCGATGGTTCCGACTGCTCCTGATCGCGTGGAGTGACGCGCGGCTCATTATTGCCGAAAATGGTTTTGTTACCGATAACTGCCCATTCCAAACAAGAGTGTTGCGCGGCCTGCACCGGCGTCATGGATGCCATCTGGTTTACGCGTGCCCCGTATACGGCGAGCTCGCGGTACATGTCACGAGTCACGTTTTTTGAATCCTCATAGCGTCCATTGGTCGGATTGTAGACGATTTCGGACTGTTGGTATCCGTCAATCTGTTTTTGAAGCTCCTCCAAAGTCGTGTTGACGCTGACCTGCCATTTTTGAATGACACCGATCATGTCGTTGATGAGGCTCATATCATTGTCCTCATCCTCGGCCACCGCGTTGATCGCGTCCCTCAACTCGTTGAGATGGTTGGCGACTTCCTGCACATATCCGAGCACCGTCAACGTGTCACGATAGGAAAACGGTTGAACAGTAGTGAAATACCGTTGTCGCGGATCCAGATTGAGCGGCGCGACGGTAAGGTTGGTTCTATCCGTCATAAATGATCCTTTCCACTTTCCGATTTTACGCTCAATGGCCGATGTTCCACGCGAGGGACGTGGGGAACATGCCCGGAGTGTTGGTCATCATGTCGCCGCTTCCCCATATTGAGAGGAACAGTGGCTCCAATGATTGGATCACCATCATGTCGATGTTGAGGAACGTTTGCCGGTATTCCGCCAAAAGTTGTGAGCGGGATCCGGCGAATCCGCTCGTATGCGACGTGCTGGATCCTTTGTCATCCTGATGTTGGAAGTCCGTTTGCGATTGGGAGGTGCTGGAGCCGGTGGAGTCCTGCGTGCTGGTCGAATGCGTGTTGCCTTTGCTGTCGGTCTGTGAAGCGCTTGTGGCGTATTTTTTGAAATCATCCAAACGAGTTTGTGGAAATTCGCTGTTGACCGTCATGCTGGAATTGTCCACCGTGGTGTCCGACGTGCTGGTATTGGATGATCTTGTATCCTGCGTGGCCGATTGTCTGCCGCTGGACTGTGACGTGTTCGACGTGTCGGCGGTCTGGGTTATGTCCTGCGTAATGAACGGGTCGAATTTTTCGGCGGCGGATTCATACAGTTGATTGAAATAGTCCATGTTCTCGCGCATGGTACGACCCAGATAAAACACGAACATCTGGGGTGTCTCACTGCCTATCTCACGCATGGCGTAATGAGCCACGATCTTCTCGTTGAGGTTGCGCCGATAATCCTCATCCCAGATCGGATATGACGCGGCATCCAAGTGGAGTTTTTCGTCGGTGTCGAATCCCAAAGCAATGAGATTCCCCAAAGTCAACGTGTAGTCGGCCATGTGGTCGCTGACACGGTACATGCTCAGATCCTGCGCCATCATTCCTCACTCTCATCCTTGGTGCCGTCCGATTCCAACAATCCGCCTGACGTGGTATCGTTCCATTCGATTCCGATCGGCAAATCGAATTTCCACAGTCGGTTGATCGTATCGCACGCCTGCTGTCGGGCTTTGAGATAGCTGAGCCGAAATACGTTGGTGCGACTGTTTCCTGCCGTGACTTCGCTCTCCAACAATCTTTCCTTTTTTTCGGTGGTGCTGTTGTCGATGCCCAAATAATTCACGAGCTCGTTCCATACCTGCGTTTTGGTCTGCGTGATTTTATCCGCCAAGTATGGTGTGAGATTCGGGAAGGTGTTGAACATTCCGGTGATGTCGGCGGAATCGTAGGCGTAAATGTACGGATCGCCGTCCTCTCGCGCCTTCATGAGATTCTGCGCGGTGAGCTTGTTCGTCTCCGAAGTCGCGATAATCAAGGGGACGCTGAGATTGTCAAGATTCACATCCAACGCCCTATCCGCGATGGCGAGACGTGTCGCGTAATTCCACATCACGTCAATCATGGTGCATCTCAATTGGTTATCCCAGATGGGCACGCATTGGTGACTGCCGATCTGCGGATAACTGTAATTCGCCGCGACGGGCTGGAACGTGGTTGGATTATTGTAATTGTTGACGCCTCCGATGTTGCCTGCCGTGACCATGAAACGGTGGCGTTTCTTATCGGGAAAAAACAGTGCCAACCCGTTTTCGAACAAGGTCAATTCCAAATAGCGCTCATCGATGTAGGGGGGTAGGTTGCGCCATTTGAAGCGGCTCACTGCCAACATCTCGATCAACTTCATGTACTGGTTAATGCGGAGAGCCTGCCGCATTTCCGGCATGTTGAGGTTTCCCCACATCGACCCTAAGACGCGCGTATTATCCCACTGCGTGGCCTTGCGCGCATTATTTCGTCTCCTGCTCAAACTTGCCTCCTGAAAAATAATGGAGAGGACTTTTCGACTGTCCTCTCCATTCTACCCGCGCCTAGTAGCTGATCCCGTTTAAGGGGTCGTTGTCGGCATAGTCGGTCACGCCGATTTTCGTCGGATCCGTCCACACGGTGACACCGCTTTCAAAAATGCCTCGAATCGTCAACCGATACTCTTCAGGACATGTAGCGGAGCGAATGTACAGTTCATGGAGCTTCCAATACGTGAAATTCGTCATCGCCATGAGTGACTGTGGAAGCGTCATGAAGCGTTGGACATAATACCCATACCGGAGCCAGACTTCCCCGATGCTATGCATGGCGGCTGGAGTGATCTGCCGGAACCGCACCAACACTCCGATCAGCCCATTCGCGAGGTTGAAGGAATCACCGCCTAAAGCGCCTGCCGTGCTCGGTGGCGTGACCTGCATTTGTTGGACTTGCGCGTTGATGCCCGCGATCGTGTTCGCATAGTCGCCTGACGCGGTGGCCTGAGCAAGCGACCGGTTCATATCGGCGATCTGCATGGTCTGCTGATTGCTCAGATTCGTGGACGCCAACGAATAGGCGTTCTGCTGTGACGTGGTGGCATTGTTCGTGGCCTGCGTGTTCGCGAGTTGCGTGTTCGCGGAATCGACGGAATTCTGATAACGCGCCTGATTCGTCGCCGCGCCGATCACGGTGCCCGCGACCGCGCCCACGGCTCCACCGATATTGCCCGACACGGCGGAACCAACCGCGTTCAACGCGCCGGAACCAATGGTGTTCAACTGGTTCATCGTATTGTTGAACCCGAGATTCTTCACCGTTAGATCGGTGCTCATCTGTGCCGCATTGTTTGAAATCGCGTTCATGGCGTTTCGATTCGACGTGCCCAACCGATTTGCCGCACTCGCGTATTCGGTGCCCACTTGCGCTTGCGCGTAGGCGTTGTTGATGCCCATCTGGGTTTTTTGATATGCCCACCCCGCCGACTGTTGGGCATACGAGCGAGTGTACGCGCTGTTCGCCATCGCCAAAGCCGCACCATTGTTGACCACGGTAAATGTGGGAAAGTTGGTGATGCCAAACGCCGCGTCCAATCCGTCACCGTTGTCGATAGGTAACCCGTAGTCCGCGTTGGTGGGATCCTTGAACGGTGCGAAATCACCTTGCTTCGTCGCATGATAGCCCTTGACGTAAAAATTGATGCGCGGCGAGGGTGGAGCATAGTTGAAGGTCTCGCGAATCGTCAGATCGGCGCTTGGGATTTGTTGTGGCCTGTAGGTTATCGAAGTCCCGTTGAGGCAGGAGCATTCCACCCACGCGTAGGGTGCGGTGAGGAATTTCTTCAAATGCCTGTACCGGTCTGGGAGGGTAAAATGGTCGCGGAAATTCTTCATGTCCACCACGTCATCCCAACGTTTCGCACTGTCCAACGTGGGATCGTTAAGCCGGTAATAATTCGCGCTCGCGGTCTGGCCGACGCCGAACATGTTCGGATTCTTGGTCTGCTTTTCCAAGAGTTTTTCGGGCATCGGCGGGACGCCGTAAATGCCGCAAATGCCTTGCGTGATCCACGGATAGGTCGCGCCCGCTCTCAGGATGATGTTCAGAAAATCGGTGGCGTTGGAAAAATAGTAGATGCTGGTGCCGTTGGCTTGATTTTCGAATGCGCTTCCCGTCGCGGTCTTCAGGGTCGGGTTGCTCTCGGTACCGGGAGAGGATTCCAACGAGGTGGTGGAGTACACCATGATCCCGCACCGTCCTGCCGGTGCCTTCGTTGGCAGGAGGTTTCGCCATTCCTCGTAGCCCACCATGGTGCTGTCTCCGGTGTCGAGGCCTTCGGGCAAGTCCAATGTCTCACGTCCCCAATCGTCCCATTGGGTTTCGTTGGCGACGCCGACGTGTCCGCGTTCGACATACGCATTGCCAAAATTGATGTCGAATTGGAAGGACTGCCATACATCGAGCTGGATGTTCATTTGAGTGGTTTGCGCATTGACGTAATCGCAGGTGGAAATGAAATAATACCAGCTTCGAGGCGTATCGAAATCGTAATCGTTGGTGGCGATCAGGTAGTTGTATTGGGATGCTTGCGCGAACGGTACTGGAAGTCGTACCGGCAACCCGTATTTGGCCATGGTGCATCCCGAGAATTCGAGGCCCTGTAGATTGTCGAAATACTGTTTTTGGGAGTTTTTGGAATCCCATTTGACAATGTCCCTGTATCCGAGATCCCATGTGACGTTGCAGAGTTTGAATTTCGTGTTCGGGGGCCATTTCGCGTAACTGAAATTGATGGTCAAATCGTTCGCCGTCATGTGTGCCGCTCCTAAAAAAGAGAATGGAGGATGATTTTTATGTCATCCTCCATTCTAATCAGTCAATCACCATTGTCAGCTGTTCGCGGCGACGGTGATTTTCTTCGTGGCGGTCACTCCTGCGAATTTCACGGTGACGTTCGCGGTTCCAGTCGTGGTGCCGGTCAGTTTGCCGTTTGGCTCGATGGTCGCGTTCGCGTCCACGCTCCATGCGACCAAGGCGGTCACGTCCTGAGTGTTGCCATCGGACTTGACCGCCAATGCGGTAAGGTTCGTGGATTTCGTGGCCTTCACGCTGTCCGCGCCTTCAATGCTCAAGCCTTCGATCGCGCCGAGGCGGAAGCCACCAACCCACGTGCCGACGACGGGAATGTCCAATGCGGCGGTGATGGTCTGGTCGATTTCCGGAGTGGCCGGATTGATGTAGGTGGCCTGCGCGGTGACTTTGAGGCTTTCGGCGGTCTCATCCAATCCGCATCGAATGATGCCGTCATTGTCCACCGTGGTGAACTGGGAGGTCGCGCCCTCCAGCGTGTACTTGATGCCGGTCGGCTGGAATGCCGCCTGATCCTTGTTCGCGCTGGAAATGGTGCTGACCACCTGCACGAGGTCGCCACGAGACACGTTCTGCGGTGTGACTGCGGTCTCACCATACTTCTTGAGGCGAAGCTGGAAGGTTGGCGTGGTGGTGGTGAGGGTATCCGGCAAAGTGACCTCCGTGCTGGACGCGTCGCCAGTCCAGAAGAGTACCGCGTTCGCGAACGGATTCGGCGTGATGGAGCCGCGATGCTTGAAGAAGATGTTGCGCGTGCCGTCAATCGGGTTGACCGGCGAATTGGTGGTCTCCAACATTTCATCCCACTGGAAGAAAAAGTCTTCAGTGGTGAGCACCGCCTGCACTTTGCCGTTCGTGCCGCCGATGCCGAACATGTCTTCAGGGATAGGAATGATGCGGTAGGGCACGTTGGCGCGGTCGATATTGAATGCGGCGGCCAATGCCTCCACGTTCAACGCGGCGATGACCTGCGGAGTGGCGAAAAGAATCGCCTCACTGTCGCGCCATGGCGTGACCCAACTCATGGCGTTATAGCGTCCCATGGCGCTCATGGGGAGCGACTTCAGGGTGTTGGCGGTTTCCTGAATCTGGCGGAGCAGTTTCTTCGCGTCCGCTTCGGTGCTGTCCGCGCTTCCCACGTCGGGGGTCTTGACCCTCCAGAAACCGCCCTTGCGTGCGTATTCCGCGAAGCACTGCACCTTCATCGTGTACACGTCGTTGCGGTCGCTCAAAATCGGCGCGTTCATGATTTCCGCGATGTAGTCGCTCATGCCGGTTTCGCCGTCGAATGCGGTCAGCAATGCGTCTTCGGGGATGGTGACGGGATAGTAGTGGTCGAAGGTGAGCGGGTGGAATACGCTTGCGGTAGGCGCGGCGTACCGGCCATACACGTCGTCGCCGAGATATTCCTTGTTGAAATTTCGGGTGCGAGCTTCAATCAGGCCGACTGCCGCCTGCTCGTAGGTCGAACCGTAGCGCTTCATCGTGCGAGGCGAGCCGATCAGCTTCAGCGGATCGTCCCAGTCGGCGTGCTGGACGTACAGACCGATCAGCCGCTGAATCAGCACGCCCGTGAATTCGTCGCGAAGATATGGGAAATTGCGCAGATTGTCCACGGCCTGCCTGATGTTGCCCTGCGTGGCGGCGGGGATGCGGGTCTGGAACTGTGGCGAGGTCGCGGAACGTACCGCGTTGAAGATTTCAACGTCGCCTTTTCCGGCGAGGGGTCGAACGTCACTCATTTGTCATTGTCCTTTCTTTTAGTCCTTGAAAAGGTCTTCCACGGTTGGGGTCTCCGACTGCGACGACGATTCCGCCGCCTCCGATTCGGCGGGAGTGGTGTCATCGAAGCCGAGCGTGTCAAGCATGGCCTTCAACGCGTTGACTTCCTGCTCCAAGGCGTCCAAGCGTTGTGCGAGTCCATCGTCAACCGGTGGTGCCGGTTCCTCCTTCTCGGGTTCCACCGGATCGTTGGGGGTCTGAGTCGCCTGTTCGTCTTCGGTCGGCGCGGTCACATCGTCCGACTGTTCGGCCGGTTCGTTGGTGGTGGTGTCCGCCATGTTTCCTTCCTTTCATATGTGTTTCCCTCACGATTTTACACCTTTGCGCCTATAAAAAATCGGCCATCACAATCACGTGATGGCCGAAAGGATCGTATGCGAGCCCATGATGTCGCGTGTAGGGCGTTGACGCCACGCCAACGGATTTCGTCGGCGGCACCATTCTCAGGTGCGGCATCCGCCGACGCTTTCCCAGCCATGAGACGGGACTCAAACGACATTCAAATTATAGCATGACGTGAGTCCCGTAATCATCCACGACCTCGACGCCATGATGATATTGCCCGTAAGGTATCGGCGTGGAAAAAAGGTTCCCAGCCATGCAGATGTCCACCGTTCCATCCGGCTTCCAGCCCTGATAACGGTTGATCGCGAGTATCGTCATCCGTTCGTATTTCGCGCTGATCTTCCACTTGCCCAATTCCACCGGGTCAATGTCGCACCCTTGCGGAATATCCCAGCCGAGCAGGGCACAACCGTCCGTGTTCGCGTATACCAGCCGGTCGGCGTTCGCGCGACAGACATGCAAGAGTCGGCGGCGTGCATACGCGTTGACCCAGATCGGCACCGGCAGATAGGTGGTGTTGAGGTTCGACGCCTGTTTTTTCGCGGGAATCCAATCCAACGTCCTGCCATCATCGGATTTCGGCAGGAGGATGCCGTCACGCGGCATGGATGCCATTTTACCCACCAACGCGTTCATGATGAGTTTCGCGAACTGACGGCGGTCTCCGGTATTGGACATCTTCATGGTGCCATATTGCGAGACGAAACCGTAGAAAAATCCTTTGGAGCGGCGGAACTTCCACCCTTCCACATGCTTGTAAACGGTCACGTCGTAATTCTCCATCAACAGTTTTTGATCGGTATCGGTCAGCGTGCGCGTGATATAACCGTCGGTGGTGGTGAGTCTCGCCGCGTCACGTCCGTACCTCATTCGACCATCATTCAAAAAAGCGTAACCATCCGGTTTCAGATCCGCACGAAAAATGATTTTATCCACATGTAAAGGCATGTCATCGTCCTGCTGATATGCGCCGTCGTAGTGTTCCGGTTCCCCAAACGGTAGCCATTCGTCCCTGAGGATGCTCGGATACATCGAGTTACAATCAATGTCGATGCATTGCCCCCAATGACCTTCGCGAGCCATCATGTAGCCGCCCAAATAGGCTGGACGTAATGCGCGATCCTGCTCTTCGGTGAGATGCGGGAAATGACGCTGATAATCTCGGATATCGCCTTCGTGGTAGGCTTTCATGCTTGCCGAGCCTGCCGTGATGCGACAAAGATCGGCCTGCTCGTAGATTCTGAGGATCCTCAGAATGTGCGTGATGCTGTTCCCCGTGTCGGCACGATAACCGTCGCGTAATAGATTGGACAATTCGTAGAATTTCGTCCGATTATTCCTGTCGATGGTTATTTCGAAACTGAAAAACCGTCCTTTGGTTGAGATGATCGCATCCCAACTCAACGAGGCGTGATGTTCGTTTCGCGGCAAGTGTGCGACGATATGTGCCATGAACGGGTTGAACGCGCTGAAGTCCGTGAGATAGACGGTGAGTTTTCCCGCGCCCATGACATAGGACAAAAGGTCGGCGGGGCGGGAAAACGTGGTTTTCGAACCGTCCGTGAAATATATGGCATTGTCTACCATGAGTCCGATTTTCATTGGCAACCTTCAGACTTGTTATCGTTCATCAGGCGAGTTGTTTCGCGGTTTTCAGCCACCCGTCGAAGATTTTTCTCGCATCCTGATACTGTTGTTTGTCCTGCCCGAACCGTGATGTTATTCGGCCTGTCGGTGATTCGATCCAGTTGAAGACGCTTTTTGCGAAATCGGATTGTTCCACCAATGCTCGACGTTGCGATTTCGACAATGCTCGGAATTGCTTCAACCGTGCGCCGCCCATCGAAGCGGCTATGCTTTTCTCCAAAGCTCGATACCGGCTATAGGACATATATTTGGGGAAGTCCTTTTTTTGGTAGGGCAGATTGTATCGGCCTTTTTTGGTTGTCTTGCGTTTTTTGTTCGACTTGCGTTTTTCGCCGGTGTTCAATCCGAGGGTCTTCGCGGCGCTCTGAATGTCCTTGATGACCTCTTTGCGATGGCCCCCTTTCAATTGGGCGGCGACGAAGGCGCGATCTTCAAGCACGTTTTCGTGCGTGAGGAATTCCGTGAGTTTCGATGGTGCGATGCCGCCGCGTCCGTATTGGTCGCCGGTGGTTCCTGCTATTTCCGCCTGTCGGCGTTCGAGCACGGTCTGTTTCGGCATGGATTGGATTCGATTGTATTCGCTGACTTGGGCTTGCGCGTCGATGATTTTTCGACGCTGTTGGCGCATGAGTTTGCGCCGTTTGGCGATGGGTTCCGCGTCGATCTGCGCTTGTGTTGGTGGGACGCGTTGCGCGAACATGCGAGTTCGTTTGTCTGGCTTCACGATCGGGGAGCTGATAAAAGTGGTGTTCTGCGCCTTTGTGGTCTCCACTCGTTTTTGCCTGTCCCATTCTTGGGCGATGGTTTGCGCGATGTTCACGAGTTGTTTGTCGGCGGTCTTGCTGAGGTTGGCGTGCGTGTATGCGCCCAATTGTTTGATGTTGCGTGCGGCTCTTGCCTGTGCCGCCTGCCGTGCCTTCACATGCCTGTTTTTTTTGCTCGCCATCATTCACGCACCCTGTCTTGAGATGAAAAACCCCGCCCACCTTGTGGTGATGGCGGGGTTTGGAAACAACAACCGCTAAGAATCAGTATAGGTCAGTCAATGACCGGATCCGTCTTGTCGGAAACGGTGACGGGTTCGATGCTGAAGAACTTGAAACCGCGACGGCTCTTGCGCGTAACCACCTTGATGTCGAGCGGTTCCGTCCAAGTGTCCGGCGTGCCGAAGATGCCGAATAGCGTGTTCAATCCGCTCGCCAAGGTCGGCGAGGTGGCGGCATAGGCGTCGCCATGGTCGCCAACGAGGATGACGCGCACGGTGTTGGAGATTTCGCCGGTGTTTTCGTCCGTGACCTGCACTGCCTGCGCGATGGCGTTGGTCATGTGGATGGTTTCGTTGAGGTGTTCATCGAGCTTGTCGGCGTTCTGTAATGCCGCGTAAAGCGCGATCTTGCCGGAGCGGGTGGAGGTGTCGATGAAGTGCTGGACGGTGCCGAGAGTGGTGTTTTCAGTGTTGAAGGCCACGAGCGCGTTGTTTTCGGTGTTTTCCATGATTTTGTCAACCTTTCAATATTGTTGTTGTTATTTTTTTTCTAGGCTATCCGCCTAAAGTCTTTTATACTACTCGCCATCACTTTTTTCAAGTTCGGGCGTGTCGTTTTTTTTAGTATGTTCGTCGGGGTTCCACTCCACCGGTTTGTCAAAATGCCCCTGAGCGAAAAACTCCGCCTCGCTCATACGCACCTTCTGACTCATGACACGAACCTCTCGCGGCAGAAACCGAGGATACAAGCGTTTCGCCTTCCTCACATACCGTTCCACCGACGTCGCACGACCATCAATGACATGCTCCGCATTCATGAAATCGCCATCGACCAATTCCATGCCGCGAACGATCGCATAAACGCGAGTCCTCACAATATCAGTCATATCACAACCTTTCATCGAGGATTTTTTCAAACTCGTTTTCATTATATGTTGTTAAAACGAGTCTGTCAAAATTTTTGAAAATCTGTCGAATAAGCGGAGCACACTCCGAACAAGCCGCCACACAATCCCCCACGTCAGCTCCAAAAACCTCACACACACACAACCACGCACAAAAATACGCGCGATCATGCCGCCACGAATCCGCCATCGCAAGCACCTCGTTCAGCCCCTCATCATCCAACAAAATACACAACGAGATAATGGCGGCGACCACGCGAGCATAAAACGCGTCAGACTTGACCCGATACAACTCATCCCAGACACAAACCGCCCTACACGCCGCCTCGAAATCGCCATGCACGTCAAACATGCGTCCATCCGGCGCGAAACGTCCCAGACGATTCAATGCCGCCACCACATTCGGAGACTCCAAAACCGCATCATCAAACGACCTTAAATCCCGAATCCGCGTAGTGGTATCACCACGATCAAACATCACGCAACCTTCTCCAGATCAAAACCACAAGCCATCACGTTGGTTGATCGGCCAATCACGACACGCTCGATACGCTCGAACAAACGTTCGAGTAAATTTGTCAGGCAACCGCGACGGCAACACGCACGGCAACCCATCATGCGCCAAATTCCACGCGCGCATAACCCAATACCTTTCAGCCTCCGAACAATCCACGCAAGCCCATGAATGCAACCAACACCGACAATAATCCCACATGCAATACCCCCTTATAATCGGCCTGACGCCAACGCCTCAGCATCCAACAAACAATCCCGCACCTGCCGCAAATCAGTCGCCGAATACGTCGCAACCTCACGAACCTCCGAACCGGCATGAGACCACTTCAAAACATAACACTCCATATGCGGACAAAACCACAACTCCACCGCCACGCCATCAAAACGCGGAGGAAACTTAGCCAAAAACCTATCATCATTCAACATGTCAAACCTCCAAAATCCGGTAAACCGCATAAAAATACGCAATCAAAACAACAATCATAAAAACGTGAAACAACATCACGTCATAAGACAATCGATGACACTCGCGCCAAGCGTGCACCAAAACATGCACAACAAGCACAAACACCACCAAACAAGACAAAATGCAAAACCAAAAAAACACCATACCTCACATCATACCAACCACCACAACCACACCAATAATGGAAACCATCAAAACAACCACCGAACCTAACATAACAACCCCTCCAAAGACCGATAAAAAAACGAGTCAAAATCAAGGTTATGACACTCGGCCAAACCCTCTTCCACAGACCACGCCGAACAGATCGGACGCCATTCCTCCAACCAGCCGCACCACATATCAAACCGCCAATAATACCGCACCCGATAAAAACGGAACACAACAGTCCTACCATCAAAATCAACAGTAAAAGTCCGATAACTCATTTCAACACCTCAACCTTTCCAACCAACGCCAAACCATGCTCGCCAACGACAAACCGAACATCCCGCAACCAAGCGGAACGCGCCATACACAAGCGACGCACATCAGACGCGACGCCAACCAAGCTCGACACAAACGACAAAGACATGACCCAGCCACAAGGCTTAGATCCCGAACGAGTCAACTCAGTAACCTGATAGCCACCATCGACAATCTCAAAAACAAACATAATTCCACGACCTTTCAGCGATTGAATTCCACGAATTGCCTGACAATTTCATCCTTCATCGCATCCGTCAGAGACACCACATACCGATCATATTCGCCACACCGAGAGCGCTCGGCACTGACGAAACGCCACGAACGCTTTTCGTAGACGATAGTAAACACGGTGCTCATAGGGATCCCGCGATAGCGGCTCGGAAAACTCTGAGAATTCATATCCACGCGAACCTTCAAACCCTCCATGCTCTTCTTGGCGCAGAAATCGAACTTCTGTTCGATTGCGTCAATCGCGCGATATACGTCATCCAAGTCGATAGTACGAGTGCGCGCAAGATGATTGGCCTTATCAAGTTCGGCTTGAATCTGAGAATCGTGCTTGTGGTTGAGAATGATGTTCATGATTTTTTCCTTTCCTTGAAAACAATCCCATCATAACACAACAAAAAAAACGACACGCCGAAACACAAAACAGAAACGAC